GACAAGCTACGCCTGCGGCACGGCAAGCTGTACGCCCAAAGCGTGCAGCTACAGCAGGGGCTGAAAGACTACGGGCTGGAAACCCGCAACCTCACCGCGCAGCAAAAGCGCTTGAAGGCCGAGGCCGAGGCACTGAACCCGGTGTTGGAGCAGCAGAAGAACAAGCTTCTACAGCTGAACAAGCTGCAGTCGGCTCGCATCGCCAGCCGGGCGCGCTACGAGAAGGCACTGGAAACCCGCGACCGCATTGCCGGTGCGGGTGCTGGCATGATGGCCGCCGGCGCGACCACCGGTGCCGCGCTGACGGTACCGGTATCTGCCTATGCCCAGGCCGAAGACGCGGCCATGCAGCTGCGCGTATCGATGATGGGCAAGGGTGGCCAAGTGCGGAAAGAGTACGCCGAGATCGTCGCGCTGGCCGAAAAACTGGGTAACCGGCTGCCGGGTACCACCGCCGACTTCCAGGAGATGATGACGGTGCTCACCCGTCAGGGCATGAGCGCCAAGGCTATCCTCGGCGGCGTAGGCGAAGCCTCTGCCTACCTGGGCGTACAGCTGAAGCTGCCGTTCGCGCAAGCGGCCGAGTACGCAGCCCAGATGCAGGACGCCACCGGCGCGCTTGAGAAAGACATGATGGGGGTGATGGATACCATCCAGCGCACCTACCAGGTCGGCGTGGATCCAAGCAATATGGTGTCCGGCTTTGCCAAGCTGACCCCGGTGCTGGACATGATCCGGCAAAAAGGCCTGGCCGGTGCGCAGACGCTGGCACCACTGCTGGCCATGGCAGACCAGGCCAAGCTGGTGGGCGAGTCCGCTGGTAACGCGTACCGCAAAGTCTTCCAGCGCAGCATGGATGCCGACAAGATCGCCAAGGGCAACAAGCTGGCCAAGGCTGCCGGCATCAAGTTTGACTTCACCGATGGCAAGGGCGAGTTCGGCGGGCTGGACAAGATGTTCAACCAGCTGGCCCAGCTGAAAAAGCTGAACACCCAGCAGCGCAACGCCGTCATCAACGAAATCTGGGGCGACGACGCAGAGACCCTGCACGCGCTCAATATCATGATGGAGAAGGGCCAAGCCGGTTACCGTGAAATGCAGCAGAAGATGGCGGATCAGGCCTCGCTGCAGGAGCGCGTGAACACCCAGCTGGGCACGCTGAAGAACCTGTGGGACGCGGCCACCGGTACCTTCACCAATGCCATGGTGCGCTTCGGAGAGGCTATCGCACCGGAACTGAAAGCGCTCACCGAGTGGATTGCCACCGCATCGGAGAAGCTGGGCGACTGGGCCAAGGCCAACCCCGCCCTGGCAAACACGCTCATGAAGGTGGCCGGTATCAGCGCCATTGCCCTCACCGCGCTGGGCGGGCTGGCAGTCGGCATTGCCGGCGTACTCGGCCCGTTCTTGGCGCTGCGCTTTGCCCTGTCCATGACGGGTATCCAGTTTGGCAGCATGCTGCCCAAGATCGGCGACGTGCGCACCAGCCTGCAAAACCTGATGCCGTCGCTCTCAGGCATCCAGGCGGGTGCCAGTAACACCGCCAGCACCCTGCGCACCACGCTGGCCAATGCCTGGACTGCGGCCAACCCGCGCACCGCCGCCGCCAGCCTGCGCGACTACGCCATCGCCTTGCGCGAACGTGTGCCGGTGGCCATGGCCCGCGCCAGGCTGGCTACCGCACAGCTCTGGGCTTCCACCCGCCTGTGGCTACTAGGCGTGGGCAGCAGCATGAAAACCAGCCTGGCCAGCGCCGGTACCGCCGTCGCGGCATACACCCGCAAAGTATGGCTGGCCGTAGTGGCACAACGGGCAGCCCTGGCCAGCCGGTGGCAGGGCTTCACCAGCTACGCGGGCAAGGCCGGCGTGGCAGGCATGGGCAAAGATGCGCTGAAAGGCGGATTTAACCTGGTCAAGTCAGGGGCTGTCAGCGGCATCAGCAGTGCCGGCACCGCCCTGATGGGGCTAGGCCGCGTCATCCTGTTTGTCGGCCGCCTGGCCATGATGAATCCCATCGGCCTGGCACTGAGCGCCGCCGCCTTCCTGGTGCTGAAGTACTGGCAGCCGATCAAGGCATGGTTCGGTGGCTTCTGGCAGGGGTTAACTACCGGGCTTGCGCCGCTGGGTGGCCTGTTCCGTACCACCTTTGCCAGCCTGGGCAATGCCCTGACACCGCTCAAGCCAGCGTGGGACTGGTTTGTCGGCGTACTGGGCACCGCATGGGGCTGGATCAGCAAGCTGTTCGCACCGATCAACGCCACCAACCAAAGCCTGGCGGCAGCCAGCGCCAGCGGTCAGGGCTTTGGCCAGGTGCTGGCCAGCATCATCACTGTGGCCGCCAAGCTGCTGGCCGCCTTCCTTGAGCTGCCCGGCAAGTTTGTAACGCTGGGCGTGAACATCATGGAAGGCTTGGGCCTGGGCATCATGCGCCTGAAAGACTGGGTGCTGAATAGCGTAGGCGGCATTGCCAGCGACGTGGCCAAACGCTTCAAGTCCATTCTGGGTATCCACTCGCCAAGCCGGGTATTTGCACAGCTGGGTGGCTGGACGATGGAAGGCCTCGGCATCGGCTTGGACAAGGGCAGCAGCGGCCCGCTGGCCGCGATCAAGACGCTGGCGGGCAAGCTCACCGCTGCCGGGGCCGGCATTGCCATCGGTACGGCCTCCGCCGCGCCTGCCGTCAGCTTTGATACCCGCCCCCCGATCGGCAGCACCAGGTCGGCTCCGCAGCAGCAAGCGGTACAGCCCATTACCATCAACGTGTATGCCACGCCCGGCATGAATGAGCAGCAGCTGGTCAGGCTGATGAAGCAGACGCTGGAAGCACACCAACAGCAGCAAGCACGCGGCCGCCGCAGCAGGCTGACCGATGAGGACTGACACATGGTCATGATGACCCTCGGGCTATTCCCGTTTACCCTTGGCACCCTGCCCTACCAGCAGCTGCAGCAGCAGCTGAAATGGCGCTTGCCCGGCAACAGTCGGGTGGGCCAGCGGCCTGCGTACCAGTTCCTGGGGCGCGACGAAGAAACCATCACCCTGCCCGGCACCCTGATGCCGGAACTCACCGGCGGCGATACCTCGCTGGCCATGCTGGTGCTGATGGCTGACCAGGGCAAAGCCTGGCCGCTGATCGAAGGTACCGGCGCGATCTACGGCTTCTACGCCATAGAGAGCCTGGACACCACCCGCAGCGAGTTCTTTGCCGACGGCAAGGCCCAGCGAATCGACTTCACGCTGACGCTGAAGCGCATCGATAACACCCTGATGGATAGCCTCGGTGTCATCACCCGCCGGCTGCTGGAGCTGGCACGATGAACCTGCTGGATGCCATGAGCCAGGCCAGTGCGGCCGTAGAGGGCGCTGCCGATCAACTGGCCAGCACGCTGGCGGGCGGCATTGTCGCGGCCACCCTGAAAACCCCGGTGTGGGATATCCGGCTGGGGGGCAAAAGCCTGGCACCCGTGCTGGCCAACCGGCTGATCAGCATGACGATCACCGATAACCGCGGCTTCGAGGCCGACCAGTGCGAGCTGGTGCTCGACGATGCAGACGGCCGGCTGGATATCCCGCCGCGTGGTGCCCGGCTCACCGTGGCCATCGGCTGGAAGGGCAAGCAGCTGGTGGACAAAGGCAGCTATATCGTGGATGAAGTCGCCCACGATGGCACACCAGACCGGCTGACCATCGTCGCGCGTGCCACCGACTTGCGCGCCGGCATCAGCACCAAGAAAGAACGCAGCTGGCACCGCACCACCCTGGGCAAGCTGGTGGAGCACATCGCCAAGGAAAACGGCCTGCAGCCAGCCATACCGGCATGGCTGGCCAAACGGCCGGTGGAGCACATCGACCAGACCAGCGAAAGCGACGCCAACTTGCTGACCAGGCTGGCCGAGCAGCACGACGCCATCTGCACGGTGAAGAGCGGCCGGCTGATCTTCTGCAAGACCGGTGATGCAGAAACCGTGACCGGCAAGCCCTTCCCGACCGTGACCATCACCCGCGCCAGCGGCGACCGCCACCACTGGAGCGCCGCCGACCGCAACGCCTACACCGCCGTGAAAGCCTACTGGCACAACCTGGACAGCGCGCAGAAGGGCGAAGTGCTGGTAGATGCCAACACCAAGTTCGAACGTAAAGCCACCGTGTCGAAGCGCGGCCGTGTCAGCAAACGCAAGAAGCTGACCGCCACCCAGCAGAAGGCCAGCGAGCCCAGCACGGCCAACGTGAAGGTGCTGCGGCACATCTATGCCAGCGAGGGCACCGCGCTGCAGGCGGCGAAAGCGGCATGGGAGAAGATCCAGCGTGGCGTGGCCGAGTTTTCGATTGTGCTGGCCGAGGGGCGGCCGGAGCTATTCCCCGAGCTGCCAGCCCGGGTGCAGGGCTTCAAGCCGCTGATCGACGCCTGCGGCTGGACGGTGGCCAAGGTCACGCACACGCTGGGCGACGACGGCTACATCACCAGCCTGGATCTGGAGATGAAGCTAGAAGACCTGCAAGGGTAGTTACCCACCGTTTCTGTGGATAACCACGCGTTCATGGTTGGCCGCAGCCAAGAAAAAAGCGCCTCCTGTTGGGGCGCTTATTTTTTGTGCAAGCAAAAGCTAAGCACTGTAGCCGCGCCACTTCGGCGCAGCCGCATCACATTCGGAAATCCAGCGGCCGATATCGTCCAGCATCTGCTGCGCCCAGGCTTCGTCGATTTCGCCGTTGTGCAAACGCTCCCAGACATGCTCCAGGAACGAACCTATCCGGACTGGGTAGTGGACATTGTCTTGATTGAAGTTGTTCTCAAGAACCGGGCTGCCGTCAGAGCCGGTGTCACCATTGTGGGCAATGTATTTGATGAACCAACCAGTCTCGGTTTTCTGGATGTCCAGCGTGATATCGCTGTGCTTGTATTGAGAAAAGTAGGTGAGCTTCAAGTCTTGATCCTTGTGTTTGCTGCTTCAATACCAGCAGCCCAGTCGTAGGGATTGGCAACTTCACCGCTTTCTTCGCTGGTGATATCGCCTTGAACGCGGTCAAAACGGAAGGTGCGCATGGCATTTCGGGTCAGGCAGCGCCCCTCGAAGTACTCATCTTCAATGACGCGTACCACCACCCTGCGCTGGGAGACTTCGCCCAACGCACTGCAGTACTCGAAGCGGATGGTGTCTAGCGTCCGGCCTTCTTGCCGGCGCTTGCGGCTACGGGGAGCAGCACGGCGTGGTTTGGCCGCCACGTCATCAGCAAGGGCATCACGCCAGCTACCAAACCGCAGAGGAACGTCATGAACAAGCGCTTCCAGAATGTCCTGCAGATCAAACAGCTCTTCTATGGTGACTTCATCGTCGGCCAGCACGGCATCCAGATGGAGAGCGAGCAACCCGGCCAGCTCGTCATCGATAGCCGCTGGGTGGGCTTTAAACCAAGCATGCAGTGCGCGGGCTTCCGCTTCATCCAGCACGTCGTCCGCCAATAGCTCGCGGCAAAACGCCAGCAAGGCAGATCGCTCATCGGCTGCGCTAACCGCTACTTCCGGCAAGGCTTTAGACGTAGGTGCCGGTGCAGGTTCGGGTGACGCCTCAATCGTAGGCGCAGGCGGCAGGGTAGCGGGCTTGGCTTGCTCGACAGGCTGGTCAGCTACAGCATTTTGGTCGAGTTGCGTGGGGAGCGGTGGCGCCTCCGGTACCGGCTTCTTATATCCGGTCATCAGCCGCCAGACCCCGCGAACAGACACAAACACTATCCACAGCGCCATACAGGCCAAGATGAACAAGATAATGCTGCCAATCACCATGCCCAGGTAGTAACCGAACAAATATGCCATCGCGCCTACTCTTTGCCGGCGGCGGTGCAATACGCCTGGTAGAGGCCAAGAACGCCAGCCCGCAGCTCTGCAGGGCTATCACGCCAGTAGCCCAGCAACGTCAATTCGTCTGGTGGCATCGCTCCACCAGTTCCTTGCGTGCCAGTAACGACAAAAAGCACATCGACGCCATGAGCAGCCCAGTTGTGTAGCGCAACAGCATCAGGTGTGCTTTTGCCTTTTTCATAGGCTGTGTAGGTGCTGAAACCCACGCCACCAAGGGCGGCCATCTCCGCTTGAGTGCGCCCAAATCGTGTGCGCTCTTGCCACAACCGCTGGCCGATTTCTTGTTTTTGAGTATCAGGCATTTGCAATGTTCTCGATTTCGAGTATTATCCGATTGTGCAATAGATGATTACACAAGGATATCAGCATTATGCCGACCGCAAAAAGGCGTGCCCCGCAGGGCATGCAATCTGACAAGCCGGTTGCCGTGCGCTTCAAGCCCGAAGAGAAGCAGCAGCTGACCGAGTTGGCCGAACGTGACGGCCGTACCCAAGGCGGTTTTGTCCGGGCGGTCTACCTGCTGGGTCTGGAGCAATACAAAGCCAGAAACGGCCTGGATTAACGATAGTTCGGATCGCAATAAATCGACACCACACACGCGGGGAGCAAAGAGTGGATCGCATTAAAGGAAGCTGGCAGATGATGTGTCGCGCCATGAATGGCGGGTACGACGGGATGGCCAAGGCACTGGACACCTCGGTGTGCAGCCTGCGTAACCGTATCTTCAGCCGCAAAGGGCAGCAGATGTCGGTACGCATGGCCATGGACATGCAGGCAGCCTCTGGCACCACCTACTTCGCCGAGGCAGTAGCCATCGCCAGCGGTGGCGTCTACATCAGCCTGCCACCGATTTCCCAGCTGCATGGTGTTGATATCCAGGAGAAATACGTCGAGCTGCTCGACAAGGTCGGTGCGCTGGCGCGCGAATACCGCCACGCCACTGCCGACAACGAGATCTGCAAGGGTGAGCGCCGCACCCTGACGGCGATTGGCAACGACATCTGCCAGTTGGTTACCCAGATCAACGAAATCACCTTCCGCCTTTACTGCAAGCAGGACGACTGAACATGGCTACCAAGCGCCCACTGCGGCTCTGTCGCTTACACCCGATCCAGCCGCATGCTGTCCCCCGTCAGCCAGGAAGAGTACTTCCAGTGCAGCAACGTGGCTTGCGGCCACACCTTCACAGCGGTACGCGAACACCGCGAGACCCTTTGCCCGCCGGCAACACCAAACCCTGCTGTTCGCCTTCGCATTGCTGACAGAGCCCGCCTGATGGCAATCCAGATCGCCATGCGCAAGACAGCCAGTGACGACCAGCTGTCGCTACTGCCTGACGAGGCTCCGCCAGGCTAACTCCCAGCCCTAGCCCTACCCCATTGAATACCGCTTCACGGCCCCATTCCGGCCGTGAGGGACTCGCTTTGCCTACGGAAACGCAATATGGATACTCAGCTACACACACAAATTCTTGAGCGGCTCGACCGCGACTACCGCTTCCGCAAAGAGCAGAGCGGCTGGCTGCGCCAGGGCGAGTGCCCCAGCTGCAAGAAGAAAGAGCTGTACATCCATGCAGACCATCCGTGGGTGGTACGCTGCGGCCGCCTCAGCAAGTGCGGTTTTGAAGCCCATGTGCGCGACCTGTACAGCGACCTGTTCGAGAGCTGGAGCGAACGCTTTCCGCAAGCACCGGAAAGCCCGAACGCGGCTGCCGACGCCTACCTGCAGCACGATCGCGGCTTTGACATTACCGCGATCAAAGGCTGGTACACGCAGGAGCAGTACTTCAGCCGCGAGCTGAACATCGGCTCCGCTACTGTGCGCTTCCCGCTGCCGGGCATCGGCTACTGGGAACGCATCATCGACCGCCCATACCGCTTTGGTAAGAAGAAGGCCCACTTCAACTACGGCTGCAAGTACCAGGGCACCTGGTGGCACGCACCAGCCCAGCACTGGGACGTGGAAGAGATCTTCATCGTGGAGGGCATCTTCAAAGCCATCGCCCTGCTGCAGGCCGGCTACACCGCCGTGTCGTCGCTGACCACCAGCAACTACCCCTGGGCAGCCCTGAAAGCACTGGCCGATGAATGCGAGCGCACCGGCCGCGAGCGCCCACGCCTTGTATGGGGGCTGGACGACGACCCAGCAGGCCGCAAGGTAACGCCGGAGTACGTGCGCCGCGCCCGTGAGGATGGCTGGGAATGCACTGCCGCCCTGGTTCCGTCCAGAGGCCGCAAAAAGCTGGACTGGGACGACATGCACCGCCTTGGCCGGCTCACCGACAAGGACATGGCCGAGTACCGCTATCACGGCGCGCTGCTGATCGCCAAAAGCGCCGGCGAGAAGGCCGGCCTGATGTACAGCAAAACCGGCACCCTGACCTTCCCCTTCGACTTCGACTGCCGCCTGTACTGGTTCAAGCTGGACTTCGACGCCTTCGGCAAAGAGATGGACGCGCTGGCCGAAGGCGACCCGGACAGGCCAGAAGACGAACGCCGCGCCGAGGCACTGGAAAAGTGCGGCAGCGTGACCGAAATCGCCAACTGCCTGCCTACCCCGCTGTACAACCTGCGCAGCGAGGTGACGGACGAGTCCTGGTACTACTTCCGCATCGACTTTCCGCACGATGGCCCGTCAGTGAAGGGCACCTTCACTGCCGGCCAGATCGTGGCCGACAGCGAGTTCAAGAAGCGGCTGCTGCACCTGGGCGCGGGTGCGTATTGGTTCGGCAACAAGGCCCAGCTCGACCGCCTGGCCAGCCGCTGGACATACAACATCAAGACGGTGCAGACCATCGATTACCTGGGCTACAGCATCGACCACGGCTGCTACGTGTGGAACGAGCTGGCAGCCAAGGATGGCCAGACCTACAAGATGGCGATCAAGAGCCTGTTCAAGTCGATCAGCCTGGACGTGAACGCCAACCTGAAAGAGCACCAGGACGACTGGTTCGACAAGCTGTACCTGTGCTGGGGGGCGCGTGGCGTGGTGGCGCTGGCGGCATGGTTCGGCAGCCTGTTTGCCGAGCAGATACGCCGCGACTTCGAAAGCTGGCCCTTCGTGGAAATCGTCGGCGAGCCGGGTGCCGGTAAATCGACGCTGATCGAAACGCTGTGGAAGCTGCTGGGCCGCTCGGGCTTTGAAGGCGACGACCCGATGAAGGGTTCCAGCGTGGGCCTGATGCGCACCATGGCCCAGGTATCGAACATGCCCATCGTGCTGATCGAATCCGACCGCAGCGACGATGGCGGTGACGGCAGCCGAGGCCGGCCGCGCCAGGCTTTCCACTGGGACAGTTTCAAGAGCCTGTTCAACGGCGGCAGCCTGCGCACCACCGGCGTGAAAAGCAGCGGCCTGGACACCTACACCCCGCAGTTCCGTGGCGCGCTGTTCATCAGCCAGAACGCGCCGGTATCCGCCTCCCCCGCAATCATGGAGCGGATTGTCCACGTACGCCACGAAGCCGACGTGCTGGCCGCGCTGGAAGAGAACCAGCGCCGCTACGAGAAGCTGATCGGTGAAGAAGGCGTGAAGAACCTGCGGGTACAGAAGAACCACGCCCAGCTGATGGTGATGGTGGATTGCCTGGCACTGGCGTGCCGCGTCTCCGAACAACAGCGGATCGAGGCCAAGAACCTGCTGATGGACATGGCCATCGAGCGCGAAAAGACCCTGGCAGCCGACCACCCCATCGTGGCCAAGTTCTGGGAGCTGTACGACTACCTGGAAGGCGACCGCGACGAATACAGCGAAACCCGCGTGCTGAACCACAGCCGCGACGACAGCCTGATCGCCATCAACCTGAACCACCTGCAGGAGGTAGCAGCCGAGCGCCGGCAGGAGATGCCCGACATCACCGAGCTGAAGAAGCTGCTACCCACCAGCCGCCAACACAAGTTCATCGAGGCCAACCGCACGGTGAACAGTGTCATCAACGCGCAGTTCAACGCGCGATCTTCCGGCCAGAAACGCTCAGCCACCGTGAAGTGCTGGGTGTTCGAAGCCAAACGCAGTGCCTGATTTTCCTGAAACCTCAGAAGGAGCAAGACCATGAACAAACCGTTCGCCAAAGTATTCGAGACCGCCAAGGGTCAGATCGTCGCCATGTTGGGGTGCGATGAGGATGACCTCCCGGAGATCCGCTTCTATGCACAGCCAGCTGGTCTGGGTATCTGCCAGATGGCCATCACGTGGTCTGACTCCGACGAAGGCGAAGCCAAAGCTCAGCACACTTTCGATTGCCTGACTGAGGAGCACGCGCTTGCAGTCACTCAGCAACTGTTCGACTTCGCCACTGAGCTGGGTTAGTGGGTAAAAGCCATGCAGCTATTCGACATGAACACCCAGGAAGGCCGCGATGCCCTGGCCGCCTATGAGCAAAAGCGCGAAGCGATGCTCAACAAGGGCCAGCAGCTCTACGCCACGATCAAACGCAGCAGCAAATACGCCGGCCAGGCCGGTGAAGAGGAAATGTTCCCTGTCCGCGTGATGCCGACGCAGTTGTGCGGCGAATGGAACGTGAAGGGCGGCCCTGGTGGCCAGTACCGGCTGGAAGACTTGAGCCTCTTCATCGTGGAAGAGAACGTCAGACAACGTATCGCATAGGAGCCAGCACATGGGCGCTTATCTGATCCATGAATTCCGCGAGGTGGAAGACACCCGCCCCCTGTACGAACTGCTACGGCAGTTCAACCGACAAGAAGCCCGGCAAACAGAAGAGCGCAACAAGCGCCGCCTGCATGCCCGCCGTGAAATCGAAGCGCGAAACCTGATGCGCGCCGCCAACCAATAAGGAAATGACCATGTTTGCAACCATCAAAGACCCCCGTGAAATCCGCCGCCAGCTGGGCCTGAACCAATCCGAATTCTGGAGCCGCGTGGGCGTGACCCAGTCCGGTGGCAGCCGCTACGAGTCCGGCCGCAACATGCCCAAGCCGGTGCGCGAGCTGGTGCGCCTGGTGCATGTGGAGCAGATCGATCTGGCAGCCGTGAAGCGTGAGGATCTGGAAGTCATCGCCTACATCAAGCAGACCCACCCCGACCTGTTCAAGAGCCTGCGCAAGGCGGTGAAGACATCCGCCCCCGCCCAGAACGCAAATGCCTGACCTCTACCAGCAAGCCGTTGTGCTGGTGATCCGCACGCAAGAGTGCGGACTCGCCCACATCGCCACCAGCCTCGGCTGCTTTTACATCGACGCGGCCAGAATGCTGTGCCGCATGGAACAAGAAGGCATCGTCAGTGCAATCCGCGCGCCGGGTTGCACTCGGCTGGTGCTGAAGAAGGAACACAGCAATGACTACAACTCGTGACCCAAAAAAATACCCGAAACCGGGCGACGTGCTTCGCCGATTTGGCTGCACCAGGCACGTCACTGCCGTGGCTAAGAAAGCCAACGGCACGCTGATCAATGTGTACTTCAACGGTGGTACCGATGAGAGCAAAACCAGCAGCGTGAGCATCAGCGCTTGGCGCAGCTGGGCCAATGCCGACTGCGAAGTGCTACTGCGCGATGACACCAGTGATTACCGCATTGCACCCCGCATGCTTATCGCCACCCACCGCTGCGGCGGTTTGGTGGCGAGTAGCTGGGACGATGACGACTGCCAGGAGGAGAACCAGCAAAACTGCCACGACTGGCATGCCAGAGGCTACCAGGTGGCCAAGATCAGCGTACCCGATGGCACACCGATGATGCCTTGGTGCGAGTGCAACAGATCATAAGGATCACATCAATGAACACCAATCGCAAAGTGACTGAACAGGACTTCCGCATGCCAGAGTTTCGTGGTGCAGATCCCAATGACTACGAGTTTCGAGACGACGGAAAAATTGTCAGGAAAGACAGGTGGGAAACTGGAATACGCAGGATAGCCAGTATTGTCTTTACTCCACGGCACGACTTCGAAATAGAGGAAGTCGTCGAAGAAGTCAGGACTGTATTTAACCGGTCAAGGCGTACTGCACGGGAAATTGTTGATCAGACCAACCAAATCGCAGCATGGCTTGCTGAGCGTGATGGTTTCCAACTGGAACATCCGGACTACCACAAAGCTGAAGCACCAAGAGCCATATCGGCATGGAAGCTGGCTTGCAAGATACAAGATCTGCTGACGGCAACAGATCCTGAAAATGCAGTAGCTGAGCTGGAAGAAGAGGAGGTTCGTGATGAGTAAGCCGCGCAAGAAGTACAACCCGCGAAAGTTCGAGCGTACTGGCTGGGCGGGAGAGTCCGAAAACGCCTTTGCCAAAGTTTTCGCACTAGCTAGCACTGAGCGTCTGAGCCAACAGGAAATCGACAGCCTAAGCCTGTCCATGCTGCTGCAGATGCAGACAATGCGTACCAGCTGGTGCCCGGTAGCATTCAACATGCTCGGCCACTTCTACCGTGTCGCGCGTATCGTATCCACCGAGATGAAGATACGCTTGCTGGCCGAAGCCTGCGACGCGGCCTGGCGCGTGCTGCAGGATCTGTATCATGCAGATGGCAAGCCGGTACCGACCGACAGCCAGCATACCGTGCTACGGTACATGCTGGATGCCCTGCTGGTGCTGTTGCCGGAGATCCCGCTGCCGCTATGGAAAATGGCGGAAGATTCCAGCCGAGAAACCGTGAAGGCACGCATGACCGAGCAGTACTTGCTGCTGCCTGAATGGGCACGACTCGCGGCTATCGATGTACTGTCCGGAAAGACGGTCAAGGATCTGGCAGCAGACCTGCAGCGCCCGGAGAAGGAGGTCAGCGAGAACGTGCGTATAGCTGGTGCCATTCTCTACACACTCAAAGCAGACAGCTCGATCCACTTCCCTGCCAACGTAACCATGCTGCGCAAGCTTGGTGAGCAGCTGCTACCAGTAGCCGCTGTGTACGAGCAGGCTATACGGGAGCAAGCTGCTGCAATACAGTCAGAACCTACCGCTACAATGGAGAAACACCGTGGGAAGCATGTTCCTGTCTGCTGAGGAAATAGCATCCCTCACCGGCAGAAAACGTGTACACCTGCAGCTCGAGTGGCTGACACGGCGCGGCTGGCTGCATGAAGTGAATGCAGCCGGCCGCCCGGTTGTGCTGCGTGCATATGCGGAACAGCGGCTATCCGGCGTGCAAAACAGGCAAGGGCTGCCAGATCATCAATCACCAAACTTCAACGCACTTAGACGCTAATGGGCCGACGCCGAGAGACACACCTGAACCTGCCCAGCCACATGCACAAGAAGCGGAACAGCTACTACTACGTCTCCTGGGAAAACGGGAAGCGCAAGTGGATACCGCTGGGAAACGATCTTGCTGCAGCGCGGCTGGAGTGGGCTCGGCTTGAAAACATCGCGGATGATGCCCTGGAGTCGGTAACTTTCGAGGTAGCGGCCGCCCGTTACGAGCGGGACATACTCCCCGACAAGGCACCAAAGACGCGGGAAGAGTACGCCAGGCAGCTGCGCACACTGCGCGCGGTGTTTGGCAAGGTGCCGCTGGATGCGATCACCCCGCAGTTTGTGCGGCGCTACCTCGATGAGCGCGGTGCCAAGGTTGCGGCCAACCGTGAGAAAGCCTTGCTTTCCACGGTTTTTAACCATGCACGGGAATGGGGTTACACCGCTACGGCCAACCCCTGCGCAGGCGTACGAGCGCACAAAGAACGCGGGCGCGAGCGGTACATCGAGGACGCCGAGCTGCAGCGCGTCATAGAGCATGCCTGCCGGCCGCTACGTGATGCCCTGGAACTGGCCTACTACACCGGCCAGCGCCCCTCTGACGTGCGCAAACTCAAGCGCACAGACATACGCGACGGATCACTCTGGATCCGCCAGGGCAAGACCAAGGCTGCGCTTCGCATTGAAATCGAAGGGCCGCTGCTGGATATCATTTTCAGGATCACCACAGACCCGGTACCGCTTGTACCTGGTGCGGTTCGGTCGCTGTACCTGGTGCAGGATGAAAACGGCCAGCCGCTGACAAAGAGCCAGCTGTACTGGCGGTTCAAGAAGGCACGCACAGCCGCTGGCGTGGCTGACTTCCAGTTCCGAGACATCAGGGCAAAATCCGCGACGGATACCGAGGAAATCGGCGGCATGGGGCACGCTCGCCGCCTGCTTGGCCATACCAGCGAGAGGATGACCCAGCACTACGTGAAAGACCGCATCGGGTACCGAGTGTCCCCTACTCCGAAGATCCTGCCCGCTGTAAAAAAACGGCGGGCGTAGCGTTCTACAAAAAAAGAGGGCGTATAGCTCTGGCAAGGGTTTCAGCCTGATTGAAACCTGTTTTTGACTCGAAATCAGGCGTACGTGCGAGCGTACCGAGGGTTCGAATCCCTCCCTCTCCGCCAGTGCCCATCTAACGCTTTGTTTTGGAAGAGAATCCTTTGAAATCAAGGACTTCAAGACCAAAAGTTCTACACAAAGCTACTACACAACGGGAAGAGAGTAGTTCGGTTCCTACCAAAGGAATTGATATGCCTCCCCTGCCTACAGGTCTCGTGCGAGACAAAAATTCCGGCATTTACTACCATCGCCGGCGCATTCCAGAAGACCTAATTCCAGCTTGTGGTAAACCCACAGAGCACAACAAGTCTCTGCGTACGTCAAACTATCGCGAAGCACTTCAACGCTTTCAGCAACTAGATGCAAAGCTATTGCTGTCGTGGGAAAAAAACGTCAGCGACGCCTAGATTTCTTTGCAAAGCGCCAAACAGAAGCAGCTCTTGTTATCACAGAGATAACTCCTGAAATCATCGACCTCATCAGCAAGCATTTCGAAGCAGCATCGCTCAACAGTGACGAGATAAAGCGCAACGATGGGCACTACGATATTGAGCTCATTGAAGAGTACAAGGCAGGATATAGCGCTGCCATTCCGATACTAAAAGCTGCTGTAGCTGTTGGGGATGTAGATAAGCTTGGTCCGCTGCTTCAGCAATTCTTGGACCTCTACAACTACGAAGCAGATTTATGCGAATCAGATTTTCGCAGGCTAGCCATCGCGTACGGCAGAGCAGCCATCCGAACTAACGAAGGACTTCTGCGCCGATACGAAGGAGAGGATGTCGCAGCGCCAACAGTACAATACTCTCAGCACAAGCTGTTTGATGTAGTAGCTGACTACATGGAGCGCTTTGAATCAGAGAACAAACATGCGATGTTCAGTAAAGTCAAAACTGTTTTGCCTCTGTTTAAAGACATTATCGGCAATAAGCCTGTATCCATGCTCCGACAAACGGATGTCATTTACTTCCTTGAAACCATACAGAGCTTACCCCCTCGCTGGAAAGATGTCTGCCGTCAGAAAAAAATATCGCCCTTAGAGTTGGCATCAATGCGCATAGGCGAATTGAGTAAAAAAACCTATGAAGACACATATAAAGCGGTTATGAAGCCATTCCTCGAGTGGGCAGGCACGTATTGGCAAGATAGAGGCTTCCCAACCACCTTAACAACAAGAAGTATCAAGTACAGCGGAACGAGAGATGAGAGTGAAATGCAGCAACGCGCATTCCACTCAAATGAGCTGAAGCGCTTGTTTATGGGTAAAGAGATGCAGCTTCTTGCACGCAACACCTCTACTCTTCACAAGTTTTGGCTGCCCCATCTAGCACTGTTCACTGGCGCTCGAGTCAATGAGCTTTGCCAGCTAAATCCCCAGATTGATATACACCATGACCAAGAGTCAGGCTGCTGGTTCTTGGATATCACAGAGAAAACAGACTCTGATGCACGAATAAAAAAAGCAGTAAAGACAAAGACATCAAAACGGAAGATACCAATACATAGCAAGCTCATATCGCTTGGTTTCCTGAATTACGTGAAATACGTTGCCAAGCAATCCAAGTTACTCTTCCCTGGGTTCGTGCCATCACGAAGCCGGGCAGCCCCAGAAGCAGCAGACTGGTTTATTGAGTTCATGAGCGATATTGGTCTGCGAGATGAAACACCAGGAGCTCGGCTTGTGGGCATGCATGCATTTCGAAGCACATTCCTCAATAGAGCCATGAATCTGGGCGTCGTCAACGCAGAAGCAATCACAGGCCACTCTGAGAAAGTTACAGGACTACGCACCGTACAGAATGGGCAAGTAGATGGTGATGCGAGCGCTATCGTTAGGAATTATCGAGGGGAGCTAGGGCTGAAACAAAAGATGGAGATTATTGAAAAAATTCTCTTCGATGAAATCTCATTCATTGAACCAATCAACCCCAATAGCACTCATCGGTAACAGACTGCCCCTCCATCCAAGGAGGGGCTTGTACTTCTAAAATACTAACTACTCTGTTTCCACCATTCGCTATCCCAGCTGCCAAGCTAGGAGTTCGTACCAAACGCGGCCAAGCGCCTGGTACGGCTGTTACTGCAGCGGACCGCCAAGTCCTCGCCCCTACCGGGGCACACATCTTCGCAAACGCTCCAACCTTTCGGAACACAGTGCCAGCCGTGCCGCCATTCTCATGGCTCCCGATGCGCTTCGGTCGTATCACGCAATCGGTCAAACCCTACTCAGTCAGTCTCCCCCTCTCTCTGCGTAGCCTGTACGGTGCCAACCGATACAGTACAAAGAGAAGTTCCCGCGTTAGTTATCAGCTACTGCGCAACGTAGCGCCACTGTCTCTGCAATCCCTTAGCCTTCCGGCTCCCCGTAGGTTTCCCCAGCCCGATGTTCCATAGCGGCTCAGGTACTCAGTTCATGCTTCATCGACTACGAACCACGGCTTCATGCCTATGGCCCTACGTTGCTCCGCACAGCACCCTCTTTCGGGGCGCCGTTACACGTTTAAGCTATCCAGAGACCCCCAGTTTCCTGAGGTGCCAGCTGCTCCAGGTTTCCCCTCACA